ACCGTCGCCCCTGCGGTCACGGCAGCAGCACGCGTGGTGCTAGCCGAGGTCGCGGTGGTGATGTTCGTGCCGGTCTGGACGGTGAACATGGCGTTGCTCGGGCCGTTCGTGACCCCGGCCATGTAGCCGGCCTCGCTCATCTTCGAGAACTGCCGCATGAGGTTGTCCATCACCTCCGCCTCGACGTCGAAGTTGGCGGACTTGATGAGCTGCTCCGACACCTGCGTCTTGGGCAGGATGGGCAGCGGCTTCAGCGACACCTCGGCGAAGCCGGGGTCGATGTCCGTGGCCGCCGTCGTGCCGGTGTCCGGCGGGCTCCAGGCGTTGGTGTACTGGGTCGACTCGAGCGTGTTCCAACGCAGCGTCGCGTCGCCCTGGCGGACGGTGCGGTAGTCGCAGACCCGGCGGGTGATGGACTCTGCCGAGATGTACTTGAGGATCTGCTCCTCGGTCTGCTTGGGGATCAGGATCGACGACGAGGCCGTCGAGATGATCTCGCGCTGCTCAGGGGCCGGGCCGCCGCGCAGCCAGCCGCGCCAGGACGACTCGTACTCCTTCGACGAGCGCCATTCCGCAGCCGCCTCGCGCCGCTCCTCGGTGCGCCGCGCCGGGGTCGCCGCGACCTGCACGCCCGCGTCACGCTCGAGCAGCGTCTTGCGCACCTCGCGCAGCTCCTCGATCTCGCAGCCGATGTCGGCGCGGACGTCCTCGGTAAGGTTGGTGTCGGACTTGCGCTGCTCAAGCTCGGTGAGCTTGGTGCGGACTTCGCGAAGCGTGAGATTGCTGACCATGACTGTGGCTGCCTTCCGTGGTGTTGGTTGAGTTTCCTGACGCGCCTCGGCGGTGGTGCCCGAGTAGGCACCTACCTCGACGACGCTCACTTCCCTGAGTTCCACACGCTTCAGCGTGCGGTCGCGCCCGCTCCAGCTGTCCCCGCCTTCCGGAACGCGGAAGCCGAAGCTCATTTCGTTCAGCACGCCGCGGCGGACCTGGTCAAGCACGGCCTCGTCGCGGGAGTTCTCTCCGAGCGTCGCCGTGTAGCGCAGTCCCTTCTCGTCGCTCTCGAGCACAAGCGTGCCGCTCTTGCTGTTGGCAAGAACCTGTCTAGAGTCGTGCATGTAGAACAACGAGACGTTGTTCTTCTGCCCGTCGAAAGCACCGGGCGCGATCTGCTCCCGGAACTCCCCCTTGATGCCCGGCAGCGGCTTGCTCCACGTGTTGTAGAGCGCGGCGTAGCCGGTGAGGGTGCGGCCTTCGACGCCGCCGATGGCCGCGGTGCGGACCTCAAGCTTCGACATCGGCGGGCTCCTCGTCCTGCTGGTTGTTCTGATTGGGATCCACGCCCGAGATCACGGGCTTGGGCTCGTCGAGTCCGGGCCACGGCTCGAGGCCCATGCGGCGGCGTGCGTCGTTGGGCGCGAGCACCCCCACCTGGACGAGCTGCGCGTAGGCGCGGCCGGCCGTGCGGAAGTCGCCGATGGTGATCGGGGTGAGGTCCGTGTGCAGCATCTGGCCGGGCGGAAGCAGCTTCCTTGTCAGTTCCCTGTCAATGCCGGCCACGAACGGCGCGAGGCAGTGCGTGACGTACGCCTGCGCCGTCTCGGGCTGGCTGCGCCCTTCGCCCTGGTACAGCAGCTGCGGCGGCATGCCGAAGGCACGCGCCACGTCCTCAACCCCGTGCCGCTTGGCGTCGAGCAACCGGCCCGCCGCGTCGGCGGCCAGCTGCGCAGCCTTCATGCCTTCTCCGAAGAACGCGGGAGACGCGATCTTCTCGCCGCCGTGGTGCTGCTCGAGCCACTTCTCCCGCATCTGATTGCGGGCGTTGGCGGTCAGCGGGCCGGGATGTTCGATCCCCAGCTTCCCCACGAACCCCGTCTTCGCCAGCTCCTCAGCGACCTGGTCGATTATGGCCTGCGTGGAGAGCACGCGGCGGCACTGGGTGATCGGCGAGACGCCGAGCCAGGGCGACGTGGGGTCCGGGAAGGCCCGCACGTGCACCAGGTTGCTGTCGTCGACGACCTTGTCGTGGACGACGTAGACGGCTTGGCCGGCCTCAAGTCGAACGCTCACTACGGTGGGGTCCACCGGGTCGAGCGCGACCGGCTCGCCTGAGCCGGTATCGCGTCGGATCCACAGGAACCCGTTTCCGTAGGTCAGGGCGGACGAGGCGAGCCAGCGCCGCAGCTCGAATCCCGAGAGCAGTGAGGCGGTTTCGCCCTCGAGGAGGGTCAGCGCGGGCGAATCGGCCACCACCGATCCGTCGCGACGGTGGACGACCAGGTCCAGCCTCGCCGAGTCCGTCGAAATGAGCGAAATCGCCCGCATGATCGCGGGCACGCCGAGCAGGTCCGCATTCAGGTGCCGTGCGCCGGAGGCACTGAACCACACCATCTGTGTGGGCCAAAACCAGCGCATGAACTGGGACCAGATCGACACGGCACCATGCTGCGCATGGTCCGGCGCACATTCAATGGCAGGTGCATACGCCGTGACTACGCGGCATCGACACAAAGTGACGCCGTATCGACGGCATCAGTACTCGCCGTGTGTGCTGCTCAGAATCCCGGCTGAGATTCGTACATGCTGCCGCCCATGATCTCGAGGTCGTGCAGGACACGGGCGGCCATGACCTGCGCGGTGACTGCGTCGATGTTGCTGGTGCTGCGCTGCTTGACCGGCATGGCAAGGCCCGTGAGCCCCACGTAGAGACGGGCCGACGCCAGGCAGCTACGAAGCACCGGGTCGGGCTTGCAGCGTAGTTGCTCGGAACGCACCCAGTTCTGCCATATGGCCCACCCGCCGCCCATCCACACGATGGTCTGCGGTGCCTTGTGCCAGCGCCACCCGTGCTTGCGTTCCATCTGCGCGGCCCAGGCGGACGCCTTGCCCACCGGGTCGGCGACGAACGCCTTGACGTCGTACCGACGGCAGACGTCGACCAGGCGGGCCTCCACGGCGTCAAAGTCGATGGTCGGCCCGGACACGCTCAGGTGGCCGTCCTGCACCCACCGCGCCAGCGGCTGGCGGGTCCGCCGTTCGTCGTGCGCCATGTCCGCCCCGGCCCACCAGTGGTAGCCGCGGGTGTGCACCTTGCTGCCGTCCCACACGGCCACGCACATGCTGGTGAGGTCGCACTGCGACCCCGAGAAGAACCCGCCCTGGCTAAAGTCCACCGCCACCACGCCGGGTGCCCCCTCCAGCATCTCCCAATCGGTATCCACCGAGATGCGGTCCAGCAGCTCGAGGGGCAGTGCACCTGCGAGGTCGTCGGTGAACGTGGCCAGCTCCTGCAGCCACGTCTCCTCCCGGGCCTTCGGGTCGGCCGTTTTCAGCGCGTTCTGAATCTTTGTCCGGATGTCCCGGACGGAGATGAGCACGCCGGCGGACGGGTTCGCGTGGTGCACCGCGAGGTCGGAGTCGGGCTCGTCGGTCGGGTCCATGCCCCACAGAAGCGCCCACCACCCCTCGGGCAGGGCCTCGTCCTGGTCGAGGGCGATCTCGCAGGCCTCCCAGTAGGGCCACAGCTCGCGGGTCTTTTGGTCCCGGTCGGGGGTCGTGATGAACAGCATCTGCCCCGTGCGGGTCTTGGTGACGCTGGACATGGCCCGCAGGATCGCGGCATCCATGCGGGCAGCCTCGTCGGCGATCACCAGCCGGGGCGTGATGCCGTCCATGGCGTTGTCCGTGCAGGGCATGGCCTTGAGCGTCGCCTTCTTGTGCTCGATCAGGCCGATGCTGGTGGCACCGCCCCCGCCCACGAACCGCCACCGATCCTCCCCGCGGTGCATCTTCTGGATCCGCCCGTGGATGATGTTCGCCTTGTCCTGCTGGGTGGCGACGCAGCACACCTCGAGGTCGGTCCCCTCCCACAGCATCCACTCGAGCAGGGCCGTGACCAGGCCCGTCTTGCCTGCACCGCGGGCCACCACCCACAGGGCGTACCGCGTGGCAGGGGTGCCATCGTCCGCCCGCCGCCGGGCCATCAGCACCGTCGCGGCGTGCACCTGCCAGGGCAGGAGCTCGAACTTAAGCATCCGGCACCGCTGCAGGAACCGCTCGAGCTCGGAGGCGTCCCAGGCGACGCCGTGGCCGGCGGGGTCCGCCCGCTCGGCGAGGTACCGCCGGCACGCGGCCCGGATCCGGCGCGGCGCGGCCACGGTGCCGTCCACGACGCCCCGGGCGTACGCATCCGAGACGTCGACGGCCGCTGCAGCAGGTGTTTCACCGGGTGAAGTAGGTGCTTCAGCGCTGTCGACGTTCTCTGTACTTGGCGGCCCCACCGATGGTCCCGTTTCGACGGACCCACCCTGCGGTGCCCTGGGATGCCGATACCCCCCCCTACCCTGACGGGGGGGCTTTCCCGCCTTTTTGGGCTTGGAACGCATAATATCGAATTCCGCCTCGATGGGCGATTCTTCGATATTATGCGCTTTCGACGCATAATCTGCATTTGCAGATGCATCGTTTACTTCGGGTGGTCCAATGATTCGTGGCACGCTCGACACACCACCAGCGTGTTGCGTGGGTCCAGCTTGAGCCTTGGGTCTGCCCGCACAGGCACGACGTGGTGCACCTGCTCGCTTGGGTTGATCCCGCACCGCTGGCACAGCGGGCTGTTCTGCCGCAGCTTCAGGCTGAGGCGACTCCAGCTGCCGCCATAGGACGCCCGCTTGCCACGTGCTTCGGAGGCCCTTTGCGGCCACGGAGATTTCCAGTGCTTCATCGTTCACCTTCCTGCCTCCTCAGAGGCTGGGTGACGCTGGTGACGCATGTGACGCGTCACCGCATATGACCTCGCGTGTGCGCGTGCGCGTGTGTGCGCGTAACTCAGACAAAGCGTCACATGCGTCACATCCGTCACCAAACGCCGTTTCCTAGTTGGAATCACGGCCAGTACCCATCCCGTTGATCCGTCACCAATGCGTCACCAAGCGTCACCCGCACGTTGCCAAAGCCGCGCCCGTGCTTGCGCCGCTCGGCCGGTATGCCGCGCCGCGCCAGGTCGCCCGACAGCCGCTTGATGCTCTTCGCGTGGATGCCTGCGTCTCGGCACCAGGCTTCCCAGCTTCTGAACAGGTCCGCGCTGGCGGTCCAGCCGCCGTCCCCGACGATGCAGCAGTCCTGCAGCCACGCCCCCACCGTGTCCTGTTCGTCCAGGTAGGCCTGCGTTGCCTTCAGGACGCGTTCGGGCGGGTTCAGGCCTCCAGCCTGCCCGAACGCCTCGAAGCCTTCCATGGCCCAACGTAGGACGCCTCCGGCCTCCTGCTTGAGGCGCTGCCCGAGCGTCGGGTCGGGCATGGCCGGCTTGTTGTTGAACGGCACCATGCACAGCCGCCTGCGCATGGCGTCGTCCACGGTGGCGATCTGCGGGGCATGGTTTCCCACCACCAGCAGCTTGAACGTCGGGTCGAACTCAAACCAGTCTTGGCGCATGTGCCGCGCCACGATCCGGTCGCCGCCCGTGAGTTGCTTGACCTTCGCGTCGTCCCACCGCCTGCCCTCCTGCGTCTCGGTGGCGATGGCCAGCCGTGCCCCGGCCAGCATGGCGATCTCGGCCGGGTGGCGGTCGTTCTTGGCCTCCATCAGGGCGTCCATGGGCATCGTCCGGGCGTATTCCCCCCAGGCGTGGCGCAGGGTGTCCACGAACACGCTCTTGCCGTTGCCGCCGGGGCCGTGCACGAACAGGATCACGTGCTCGACCGTGAGGCCCGACAGCGCGTAGCCCGCCCACCGCTGGAGGAACGACACCACCTCCTCGTCGCCCTCGCAGCACTCGAGCAGGAACCGCTCCCACAGGTCGCTCGAGCCCCCCGGCGAAGCACCGACCTGCTTGGTGATCTTCAGGTCGAGCATGCGTTCGACAGCGCAGCCCTCGACCAGTTCGAACACGCCGCTCGGCGCGCCGAACGCGTAGAGGTGCGTGTCCCACTGGTCGCGTGTGATGGTGACGCCGTCCTGGCACGTCGCCACCATGTCAAAGTACCGCGCCCAGTTGCCAGTGTCGTCCGGTCGCGCCGCCTGGGCGGCACGAATCATCTCGCTCCGGACGAGCCCCAGCCGGTCGCGTTCCCACACGCCGGTTGCGGACCTGATGAACCAGCAATGCTGGTCCACATCCCACACGTACTCCGCTTTCCTCGCCTGCTCACACCATGCACGCGCCGCGTCGTACGCGAGCGTTCGCTCGCGTCGTTCCTGTGCCATGCGCATCGATCCTCCCTCAGCGAGTGAGCAGTTTGGTGATTGAGTGGAACGCTGCGTTCGCGAGGTTGTCCAGGCGCCGAATGGCATCCTGCTCGACGATGCGGCCTGCATCGGCGTCCGCCACGATCGTGCGGTATCGCTCGATCAGGGTGCGCAGCACCTCGGCGGCAAGCGCCTGCTTCACTTCTAGCCGGTTGATCTCGAGCTGTAGCGCCGCGCCGAGCGTCTTGTAGTAGGAAAGATCCCTTTCATCGGGATGGGATGCCGCGACACTCGTCGCTGAATCGCACCCCACCCGATGAAGGGCCGAAACCACGTTCCGATTAGCCACGGCGCACCCCCTCGACCTTGTCGACGGGGCGGCAGGCTTCATGTTCGGGGCGGCAGAGCACGGCCCACGCCAGGGTGCCGAGCACGGTCGCAAGGATGATGACGAGGTCAAGCACTGCGCACCTCCAGCAGCGCGTTCTCGAGGCTGCCGTAATGGGTGCGGGCCGCCGCCCGGACGAGCTGGCGGATGACGTGAACCTTGCTCGAGCCGTCGAACTTGGCCAGGGCGGTCAAGAGGTCGTTCGTGGTGCGGTCCAGACCGACCTGCACCCGCGAGTCCTGCACCACCGGCACGCGCTCATCTTTCCTGCGGGACATGCTGCAATTCCTCCATGAATCGCAGGCCCATATCGCCGATTAGCAGACGTTCTGCGTTCCGGACCTTGGGCCTGTCGACCAACAAGGTATCGACATTATGGTGTCCGGTCAATCACATTCGGTGCGTGGTCGGGCACCCCGGCCGGATTATGTAAAGTCGCGGCCCTTCCTCAGCTGCTGCTGCCGACGCCATTTGGCGCGGTCAGCGTTCACCCGGTCGCACCACTCCTGGGCACGCTGAAAGCTGGGGCCGTGTCGCCAGCGCATGACGCCGTTGCGGAACCACCCCTTGCCAAGGTACGTGACAACGTGCCAGCGGTCGCTGGAAGCTCTCAACACGCACCCGAACTCACACACGTCCTTGCGGTGGTCGGAGGCCCATTTCGGGATCCTTGCCACACTGGTAGTCTACGGTCTGTATGCAGACTCCGGAGGAAGTCATTCGTCCCGCAGTTGGGCTAGGCATCCTGGCCTTCCAGTGGTGCCTGCCGATCCTGCCGTTTGCCGTCGTGCTCTACGTCGTGATTCGGCTGGCCACCCGCCGTCCCAAGCCCAAGCGACGTTGAGGCGTTCCCGAACGGCACTGCCTTGTTGAGCTGTTCCTGAGTGCGCTTGCACCGCGGGCACGGCTGGATCCCGACCGCCTTTGTTGCGGCGGCTACCAAGTCGCCCAGGCCGCGCATTGGCTCGGCCTTGGTGAAGGCGAGCAGCTCTGCCCGTCCGTCCTCGTGCAGCTCGAACTCCCATGATCCGACGCGGTTCGTGATCTTCGCTTTCATAGTCGCACCACTTGGAATGCTTTCGCGACCCGCCAGCCTTCCCGAGTTTCGTAGCGGTATGACCCGCAACGAAACTGCCATTCGCCGCCCGTACACCCGCAGAAATCGCAGTCCTCGGCCGTCTGGTCGACGCAGACGGTTTCACGGAGCTTGCTGTTGTCCGAGCAGAACTCCTGCGAGAACCCGAGGTAAGTCGCACGGTTGCCGAACGCGCCTACGACCCAGTTCCATGAACCCGATCCGCCATAGGCGACCGGCTCGCAAGGCGACGTCTCCACCCAAGTGACCTTTCCGGTCGAGCTGTCGCAGGAAACTCCTCCAAGCGGGTAGTTCTCCGAGCATCCTCCGAACGCTGTGAAATTGCATTCATTCAGATTCGCATACGGGTCATAGATCGATGCCCAATCGACGAACTCCGTGGCGATCCCTTGGCAGAATGTCGCCTCCGAGAACGACGTTGTCCCGCCGGTGTAGTCCAGCGGGTTGGACACGCAGCCATCCTGCTTGAGCGGGAACACCTTTCCGCAAGTCGCGAAGACAGTCTCGAACACCCTCCACTCCGGCCCGAACTTGCCGTCCTGGTAGTACTCCACCTCACGAACGCCAGGGGCAAACAGGAACAGCGGCGCACCAAACGGCCAGGGAATCAAGGCGGCGGCCCTGTCCTCCATCAATGTCGCGGGCATCGTGTCGGCCGCGATGGCTCCGAAGTTTGCGACGGCGACCACCGACGCCATGGCATTGATGGCTACCAGCGCCTGCGCAAGTGTCAATGGGTTGAGGTCCACCTGGTCCTGAATGACGTTGGCGGCGTCTCTCACCGTGAACACCCCGGCGGTGATCTCATAGGTCCAATTGAGGTAAGCGACCGGCGCGGCCCGCTGGATGCTCATGTATGCCGGCGGCTGGGAATAGAGGCAACGCCACGCATAGTGGACGTTTAGCTCCTGCGAATACTCCCCCTCATCATCGAAGGTGATCGTCGTGCAGCATGCGCATGTGGTGCTCGTCGCGTCGAACGAGATGGTCACCTTGTTCTGATCGACCTCGCGCTCGCCTTGGTAGGTGAGACCGCTCTGCACTGGACCTGCACCCAGGTCGACGAACCACTGGCATCCGCCCAGGCTTGACACTGTTTCCAGGACGGTGGTGACGTACGGCACCACGAAGACGTGCTGCTGCATCGTGAACGTCGAGTTGTAATCGATGACCCAGCTGTGCATGCCACAGAACTGATCCGGGAACTTATGCTCGTTTCGGCATTCGTCGAGCGGCGGACACTGGCACACAAGCGATGAACCGGGAATCGCAGGGATCGTCGGAGGTTCCGCATAGGCCACCTGTGATACCTGGGTCACGTTGCTTGCTGCCCGAAAGCGCAACGACACCTCGAAGTCCCGCTTTCGCAGGCACTCCGACTGTTCGGAACCAGGGCAACAACACCCTCGCCTCACTTCGACTTCCGGCAGTACCAGAACCCGCCGACAACGCCGCTCACCAGCAGCAGGACGGCGATGGCGATGGACGACGCGAATTCACTTGCGGCGAGCATTGGCGGTCTTCTTTCCCTTGGTGGTGCGGACGGTCAGGCCGAACGAGCAGCCGGCCCCGAACGAGCCGAGCAGCAGCGCGGCCAGCCAGATCATGTATTGATAGGGTTCCATCACTTCGTTCT